GGTAAAAAACCTAAGTTATATGACAATCGGACATATGCCTTTAACTTTTCCACTTCTACATCTAATTCCTGTAGTGTGGTTTTCTTATAATACTTTTTGTTGGCCTCGATAATCCTCTCCAACATAACATCCATGCACCTCTTTATATCAACAACAAGGGCGAATTTCTCGCCCTTTGGATATTGTGCCAATGCAGGATAAGCATAGTTCATCATATCGAAGGTCTTTTGTAATATCTTTAATTCCTCCATAAAGTCCCTCTATACCATATTTTTTTTCATTCTACCACACATAGTTCTGCTTCGGATTTATTTGTTATTTTATATCGTATTTCGTTATTGCAAGGTAAAAAATAAAATAAGAGGCTGCTATCGCAGCCTCAGTCAGATTACAGTGCAACAGATTACAGATCAACAAAAGCGGAGCGGAAACCGACGCCCCAGCCCGCATTGGAGCGGGGATTGCTGAGGTTCAAGTAGAAGACACCAGCGTTGGCACCAGTGCCCCAGTCGCCCCCGCAAATCGGCAAACGCTCGCCAACAGGGTTGAACCAATGATAATCACCTGCGTAATCTCCGTTTGGTTCGTCTGGGTAGAGCAATAACATCTTTGCAATTTCTGGAGCAGTAAGCCCGCTTGCAAGTGTCATATCTTTATACTGTCCACCGACACCGCTATCAGTCTTATATGTAATCGCACCAGAAGTAAGCTGAATTTTACCAGATACCCAATCCCACTTTAATGTTCCGGCTGTTCCAGGTTCTACAAGCGAGCCATCCGCCTTAATTGCTTTCCAGAGAGTAGAGGATGCCGACATATCACATTTGCTACCCATCGCTGCATTATTGTATGGAATGATCTGGATTTCTCCATCAACAAGACGCATGCCTGCATTCCACTCCCATACATTTCCGTTTAAGTCACAAATGCCATCTCCGTGATGGTTATGGTTCCATGTTACAGGTCCAGAACCCGTGAAACATCTTCCAGTTTTTCCGCTATCCTTTGAAGATTCCTCGCCGTGTTCATGTGTATAAGCCGAATCTTTTCCGTAATTATTGTTTCCATGCGGCATAGTGCCATTCTTGCGGCACCAGAGAGCAATATAAGCCCACTCTGCCATTGTTGCAAGGTGGAAGCCCGCTCCTTTATTTTCGCAAGCCTTTCTTGCAGCATCCCAATTTATGGAATTTGCAGGATCTCTGTGTCCAAGAGAATATGCCCTTTCATTTACAATAATATTCTGATACTTAGAATAATAAAAAGCGGTCTTCTCGACACTGTCCACATTAAACGCATAATGAACATTATCGCTAAGGCCGCTTACAAGCTCTGAATTTTTTCCTTTTGGAATTCTTACATAAATTGATGGCATTCCGATGTCATCCAGTAATACCACATTTTTTCCACCTGACAGCTCGCTTACCGCAGCTGCCATCTGATCATAATTTCCCATAATAGTCCTCCTTATTCGATTGCATATAATTTGAGCGTAACATTTGCCATATTGAATGGAACAGGGGTTCTTTCCATAATTGTTTCGCTGCTGTTTTCTACCTCAGAATCATAATCTGGATTAGGAACTTCCTTTTCAATATACTGCCTTGCCGGAATCTCAATTTGTGCTGCATACTTTTCACCAAGCTGGCCAGAAGTAATCATCCCATTCTTTGCAATGCAAATGTCAACACATTCATCATTATCTCTCTCCAACTTTTCGCAATTGAGCATCAGCTCATCAGCAAATGTAATCTTATTCTTCGATACACTGTACTCAATTTTCTTTCCAACATTTACCTCTACGACTTTCATCTGTCATACCTCCTTAATTCTCTGCAGGCTTCGCCTGTCTTTTGGGCTACGCAATCCGCCATATCCCTTTGTGCTTTGGTTGCATGTTCCGGATTGATACCATAATCCCGAAGGGTTCTGTTTGTTTCAGCTTTTCTTTCGTCACTATGAATAATGATATTTGCCACTACACCGTACCTCCTCCCTGTACAAAGCAGCGAACAGTCACGCTTTTAGCACTGCCTGTAAAAGCAATCTTAAAGCCATTCACCTGCTTATCATAGACAACCACATCGCCAACATTTACAGGATTGCCTTGTACTTCTGTGATAACCCTGTAATCCAATGTGCTACGCATATTCGCAAGCGCCACAGTCTTAACAGAATTATTAAAATAGAAATCCTTTGTGTTGGTCAATGTAACTTCAAGTTCCTCACCATCAACAGACTCTACGCTTTGCTGAGTATGCTTTACATTCTCTAACAAAAGAGCCAACATAAGTGAGTTGTTATGAATGCCCTGCTCCATGTGATTGAAGTGTTCGGCATCCATTGGAGTTCCCTCCTGGATAATCTCGTCCGAATTTTTGTCCTTTACTTCGTCAAGCCACTGTTCTGGTGTGTATGAGCCAGTTCTGTTGCCTTCCAAATATTCTGGTAATACATTCATCCCTATTCATCTCCTTTCTCGTAAATTGGAAATTCAAATTTAGCTAACACACCCTGATTTGCCGTCCTTTTAACGGCAACTTCCAGTCCTCCACAAATGCGACCGGTAATGTCCCAAAGGCGAATTCCGGTAATTGTGTGGGCTGTCTTGGGAGTGGTGAGCAAACTTACAATAAAAACAATCTTGTTGCCTGTGATTTTCTTACTATTGATTTTGGCATCATACCAATTTCCATTTACTTGGTACTGGAATTTATGAATAGAGCTCATCCATTCCTGCCGTCTTCTGTCGAGAAAATCTTTTTCCCAGAATCCCATCTTGCTACCTCCTATTCTTTATTTCCACAGCTTCTGGTTCCACATCGTCTGATGGTAGCCGAAGCAATGAATACATTTACATCTGCCTCTGTTTCTGATGATGAAACAGCAAGCGTTTTATATGCTTTACCAGCTTTGTGCTCTGGCGAGGCATATATCTCGGTTGATGTTCCAAGCATTATATTTTCCTCAGCTTGTATGCCGCTCTGAACATCCACGGATAAAGAATCAGCCAGCACTCCACCGCCAGATGTTTGACGGCCAGAAGCTGGCATGTTGTATTTCTGTAAATATGTGCTTCCATCGATAAGAATATCTTTCGGAATTATCATTCCCTTCTTTGCCTTATTTGGCTTCAATCCTGCCACACTTTGTCCAGACTGCAGAAAGTCTACGATTTGTAGGTTGCTGTCAATCTCAATTTCTATATCCTTTTTAAGCAATTGTCCAAGTGTCGCATTATATGCAGTTCCGCCTATCCGAATTGTACCTGTTTTGCTTGATTCAAAAGCTGCTATCAAAGCATTCACATCCTGTTCACAGCGAACTTCAATAATAGTTCCAAGTGTTGCTCTCTTTGGGTGTGTGCCGCAAACAATAGTGTTGCATCTCGGTACGTCATAGGATGATATCCAAAAATTAAAGGCTACCTCAACGATAGCCTTGATATAATACTCAAATTCAATTCTGACACCTGCCGGCTTTACCATCGGAACTTCACCCAATGTTACAACTTTTCCGCCTGGTGTAAGAAATGGCATTGTGAGGATAATCACAGCAGGAAGTGCTGGATCTTCTCTGTAATAAATCGGAGATACATCCCATAATAATGCCAATCCATCCATAAGGTCATGGTAGGTACATTCATTTGTATTAACCAGCATCTGATACTTTAAGAACTGGCGGTACCTCTCATCGCTAATAACAGGATCCTCAACATCAATACCTGCAAGAACACCAGCTTCTTTTCGTGTAAGTGTCACAATATCTCCGACCATATCCAAATTCATACCAACAGCACTATCTAAATCTGTCTCTGTATCAAGCTGTTCGAATACCTTATATAAGTCCTCTAATTGCTTTGCGAACACCGAAATAAGGGCTTCTATGTATTTCTTTCCTTGAAACTGTTGCGGTAAATCATCCAACCATTTATCAAGAATGTCCACTATACACCACCTCAATTCTCGTATCTGCAACCACAATCTTCTGTCTGCTTTCAACATTTATATTTACCTTTGTGTATTCATCGCTGGTCGGAATACGCTCTTTGTCTTTTGTGGCAGCACATTTAATATCTACATAAGTTACACCGCCCACTGCCGAATAAATCCCATCATTGAATGTCTGTGACAACATATTGTCACCTGCCTGTAATTTGGAAGCATCTTTGACAATTGAATTTATCGCCAAGTTTGCATAATTTGTAGGAAGATATGCTTTGTCTGCATCTAATGTAACTTTCATCCAGACATAAATGTATTCCGGTCTATTGAAACTGACAGGAATGGAGTCTCCATACTCTGTTGCAACATTAACAGTAATAGAGCCAAACGTCTGAATACCAGCAGCTTTTTTATCCAGAATAATACTTGCGATACTTGTTTCATCTCCGCCATCTACTATTATTTCAACGCTATGCGGAGGTCTTCCTTCCTCGTCTGTATCATCCGTATTGTTCTCATATCCTGTTGCACTTTCTACATTCGGAACATTATTTATTAACTGAGAACAAATACTGTCTATCATCCTTGTAGAGCGAATAGCCGATTTTGCCAAATATGAATGTCGAAGTTCTACATCCGTTTCCTGTAACCTTCCGTATGTAGGTGCAATCAAATTCTCAACAGCATTGAACCCGCTAATATTTGTAATCATGATTGTTATCGTTCCGTTAGGAAATATAAGTTTTCCATAATCTATAGTTGCAAAATCAGCAAGTGTTGTAACGCTTGCTGTTGTTAAATTGTCAGAAAGCACAAGTATTCCACTCCTTGATGCCGATTCACTGATCACATCCAATGTAATATTGCTTTCATTCACAGATACCTTATATCCATCTGGATTTACAGCTTTACTCAGGCCTTCAATGATTGATAATTCATCATCGGACACACTTGTAAAACTGTACTGAACACCGTTTATTGATACAGAATATATAGCCCCTGTAATAGGAGCTGATACCCTTATTGATACCTTGTTGAAAGATTCCCTCGTTATAACAAATTCTGAAACAGCCGCCAGTTTAGCTTGTGGTGCTGTATTTGTCGCAACTGTAGCTCCCTGTCTTACAATCGTTCCATCATCGCCTGTACAATGCAATGTGTAATAACTGTATTTATTAGGGCTTCGTCGAATGCCACCGTACTGCACAGCATTATCAAGGCTTACTCCTTCAGCTGTAGACGGATATTTTGCATAATAACTGGCCTGTGCCACTTCCCAAAGCTCGGAAATTTGTCCGCCGTATGTTGTTATTAGTACATTCAGAAATGATTGAGGATCCAATCTGGTGTTAAATCCAAATTTTCCAGAAAGTTCTGAATGAAGTTCCTCCAATATTTCATCCAATCTTTTAATCTCAAATCCTTTATCTGTAATTCCATATTCAGCCACCAATCTTCACCTCTTCCTTATATGTTTTTTCATCTGTAACAGCTTCGTATCGGATTACTGCCGACCTTTTTAAGCTATCAATTTCTATAGATACGTCATTAACTTCCGTAATTTCGTCTACATTGAAAATTTGTTCTTCTACCAATTCTTTAATCTGGTCTATATCTGGATTTTTCACAAAAAGATATTCAAAATACGGAACACCAGCTTCATCATCCCATCTCCATTCTTGAAAAAACCACTTTAGCCGAATTTTTATCTTTTGGCGAACAGAATTGGCAAGGACAATGTCTGTTCCCTTGAATGCCAAGTCACCATTACTGTCAAGCAATATATCCACTTCCTCGCCTCCTTCTTTATTTTGCCTTTGATGTGTCTCCGTGCACACCTGCATGTGTATGATTTTTCAGAGATATATTTCCAGCTTTTACATCGCCACTCACAATTAAATTTCCTGCGATTTCCACATTGTCTTTATTCACCGACACCTTTGTCGAACCATTCTGCAATATCAAACTCTTTTTACGGCAAGCCTCCCTCAAAGCAGCGTTGCCCTTATTGGACAATCCGGGGATTGCTATGGCACTTGTCAAGTCAAACCGAATATCGTTTTCTGATTCGCCGCCACCTATCCATGCATCCAATTCCTGTTCTGAAATGATTAGCAAGCAATCCATACCAACTGTTATTGGAAAGGCAATATAAATGTCATTCACCTGACTTTGAGGAATAATGACCGGTACTTCCGTTACTGTTGGGTATGCCATTTTTCTTCCAGAATCAGTAGTGTATGTTCCATAAGGTTTTACAGTTGCAAATCCTGTTCCTGCATTAAATGACGTTATTTTTCCAGGAATCGCAGTATGCATTTCTTCCATTACCGACCTTGCAGCCTTTTCGACCTGTTCTACAAATTCTTGTAACATTATTTCACCTCCAAAAGCTGTGCTGTGCATATCCAATCACCTTCCAGATTGTCTCCGTCAATCGTCAGCTTGTAAACTCTAAAATATCCACGCACTTTGTCGCTTTCCAATCTTATATAATCATTCACTCCAATCGCTCCATTCAAAAAATATTTCACTTCATAGCCTATCTGACTATTGCTTTTTCCGTTGCTCGAATCGTCGCTTTCGGAGGATATAGTTATTCGCTTAGGCACCTCTAAAAGTCCCGTATCGGTACTTAAAAGATACGCCCTAGTTGTTATAGCCTCATTTGGTTTCCTTATCTGTAAAACCGAATTCTGAATAGACCATTTAAGACCACATGTCTTACATAGCTTTTTCAAAGCTGTTTTAGCTGCTCCTACATAGCTAAATCCATGCGGTAAGGTTTTGAATTTGCAACCTTTTGAATACACAACCGACACACCCATTTCTCCTGCAATTTGGTCAAATACCTCCTTGCTGTTAACTTTTCCAGAGCGAGAAATGGATATATATGTATCTCTCAAAGCAACCCTTCCGTCGACAACTTCTATTTCCGTCATTCTGTCTGCCCCATCCATTTCAGTTGACGATGTAACTACATTTCCTGCTAGAATCAATGCAATGTGATTGGCATATCCCGCCTGTAATTCAATTGTGCAATCTTTCGTGTCGAGGATGCTGAGATTGGCAGGGGATAAATTCCATATTTGTACCTTGGCTGTATTGGCAGTTTCTGATGTCGATTTTTCAATGCTAAAACTTATATGCAATGCATGCGGATTCTCGGTTGAAGTTTGACCGATTTGAAATCCGTTATGCCCCATTTTTCCAGCCTTCATAAGATATCTTCTGATAAAATTTTCCTGTGCCATTTTAATCCTCCCATTCATCCCAAGGTATAAAAACAAATTCTGCGGTTCCATTATTGAAAGATTCCCTTGTAAGTCTTGTTTCTTCACTAATTGCACCAAATATTCCATCTGGCAATGATGTGAAATTCATAAAATGTGTCAGTGGGAAATTAGGCACAATCTTGGTCGGAGAAATAATAGGATTTTCGTCTGTGTCTGATAATCCAAAGCTCCAAAAATCTCCTGTTCCATTGTATGTAAAGCGGATAAGATACTCTTTTTCTGCAATCGTCACCGACGATACACTATCGTTCATATCCGGAACTGTAATATATAGCATTTACCCACCTCCTACAAAAATCCTGTTTTTTTCCCGATGTTATATAATATAGAGCCCTTCTTTCCACCACTCGACTTGCCAGAGCCTCCGGATTTATTAGAGCCTCCAGATTTGCTTGTCGAAGAACTCGAAGATTTTGAACTACTGGATGACGTTGTCGCTTTTCCTGCACTCTTCTTCGATTCTCCACTCTGCAAAATATATTTAGGTATGTAAACCGTTTTTCTTTTGGTTATATACACTTTCTTTAATGAAAACTGTATCTGTCGTGCGTACCCAATTTCCGAACTATGAGAAATTGACATTGATGTGATTCCCATACTGGTATATATCTTGTCTGTAGTGACAACCTTTACCAATTTTCTCTGAAAATACAATTTCTCAAACTTCTCACATATCTTCTTGGTTCTGCCCGCAGAAGGGCTATGCCCTTTGCGATTTCTCCATGTAGCTGGGCTATCACTTATATATAGAGTGATGCTCAACTGAATAGGTTTTAATATAATTGTGTCTGATACATTGTAACCATTTTCAACAGGATACTCAGGAATGTCAGCAGAATAGCTGATATCCTCGCTGATAAGAGCATCCCCTTCTATTCCGGCAATGCTAACCGGTTTTAGATTTCTTGCCATTCCTTTTCACCTACCTTGCATATGCCAGCCCTTTAGCCATATAGCTTGTGGCATCCTGTGCCGACTGTTTCATGCCCTTCGATACATTCTGTTGTGCCTGTACATCACTGCCAGAGTAAGAATTATTGAAGGTATTGTTCTGTGTCACATTTGTCGTATTACTTGTGTTATTTACTGCACTTCCAGTTGCTGTTGCAGCTGAAGCTGTAGCTCCTTTCATAAGGGTTGATATGCCGCCTGCAAGCCCTTTAACTTTGTCAAGAACAGTGTCCTCGTTTGAACTGATACCTTCGGCTAGTCCACCCATAAAATCAGGCATCCAACTTTCATAATCAGTTAGTGGTCCTTCATCCGGAACTGAGAAATGCAGAAATGATTTAATCTTATCTCCAATACCTTTTACAGCATTTACAATCCCCTGCACACCAGACATAATTCCGTTTTTTAAGCCCCCGATGAAATCAGCGCCCCATTGGACCGCCTTTGACGGAAGGCTTGTTATAAAGCTGATTGCCGCATTGAATCCATCAACAATAGCAGATTTGATATTCCCAACAGCACCTTTAATTCCACTCACTATATTATTAAATGTGGAACTTACGGAATTAGCTATGTTTGAAAAAATACTGCTGAAAAAGTTGTATATGGACTGCAATACTGAAACTATCGTGTTATAAGCAGAATTTATTGCATTTGAAATAGTGCTTGTTATTGTATTCCATATTCCTGTCAAGAAAGAAACTATTCCATTCCATATTCCAGAGAAAAATGCACTTATTGCACCCCAAATTGCGTTCCAAAGTGCCTGCAAAGCACCTAATCCAATAGTCAGAACTGTTGATATTGTGTTCCATGCCTGCTGTAAGAAAGCTACAATCATATCCCATATTCCAGAGAATATCTGTTTGATAGCCTCCCATGCTCCAGACCAGTTTCCTGTGAATACAGAACTTATAAAATTCGCAAGTCCTTTTATTACTTCAAGGAATCCATTTATAAATTGTCCGCAGTTGTCCCACAGTCCTTTAAACCATGCAAGTATTGTAGAACCCCACGCATTCCAAAATGTCTGGATCCATCCAAATACAGTTTCTATTACAGTCGCAATAGCATTGAATACAGCACTTCCGGCTTCATATAAAGCATCCCAAACCGCTGACAAAGCATCGAGAATAGCTTGCCATACTGACAATAGTTTATCCTTTGTGCTTGTTGTAGAACCATCAATACTATCTTCTGTTCCACCAAATATCGTTGCCGCTAACTGTGATATGAATGTCCACACTCCACTCAGAAAAGTTTTTATGATTCCCCAGGCTCTCATAAAGTTCTCTTTTATACTTTCTCCGTGCCTCTCAAAGAATCCTTTAACAGTGTCAACCCACATTCCGGAAGCTTGTTTGAGAAAATCCCATACATTAAGCAGGAACTCTTTCACTTTCTGCCAAGCTTTAAAAATGGCTTCCCGGGCATTATCTGCACCAATGCCTGCCTTATCGAAAATCGTGCCGATAACTGAATCATTCCCCATAAGGAAATTGATGAAATCCTCAACAATCAACGCTAGTAAAACAACCGCTGCCACTATTGCCAAAGTCTTTAGGTTTGCCAAGCTGAATAAGCCTTTCATCTTTGTAAGTAATGTAATAAATGCTTTTGCTCCAGATATGATTTTGCTCCAATTCATCACAATAAAAAAAGCTCCGGCAATAATAGCCAAGAGCTTCAGAGCGTTATTAACTCCACCAAGTTTATCTATAACATTTTTCACCATTCCCATGCCTTTTTTAGCCCCTATCTGCAAGGTCTGCATCATTCGATCAATAGCTGGCTTCAATCTTTTTACTAAAGCATGCATACCATTGAATGCTTTGGTTAGGATTCCTGTCTCTGATGTCAGCTTTTTCATCCCCACAGTTGCCTTTGATACCAGGGAATTTAGCAGTTTTAATACCATTACTGCCGGCTTTAAGAACGCATTTCCAGCCGCCGCTTTCAAATCCTGCACATTCTGTTTCAAATTACCAAGCTGATTGGTCCATGTATCAGATTCTCTGGCCGCCTGTCCTATTGCACCAGAGGCTTTATTCGCATCCTCAACCATCTGCAGTAATGTCAGCTGTTTTTCCGCTTCTGACAAGTCTTTAAACGACTTTCCGTACAACGCATTTGCGGCTGTATTTCTCGTTGTCTCAGTACATGAAAGACCAAGAGCAGCGTCATTTTCAAAATTACCTTTCAAGAAAGACTGGAGGGAATTAGTTACATCTTCTATGCTTCTATCGTAGAATGCGGCAGAATCCGCAACGGCTTTCATGGATCTGTCAGCAATATCTAATGCGTCCGCCTGCTCCATTCCTGTTGTCTTTGCAAATGCGGCTATCTGGGTAAAACTGCCCTTCATTCTATTTACAGTTACTCCAGTATCATCAGCAATCTTATCAAGCTTGTCTGAAGCGTCCTGCTCTAAATCTCCAAACACCTGCGAAAACTGCGATTTTAATGCCTCTGCATCTGCCGCAGCTTCCGCCAAGTTTGCAATACCGGCAATTGAAAAGCCTATTCCAATAGCGCCTAAGAGCTTTGAGGCCATATTTTTTACACCTTTAATGGCATTCTCTGCCGCACTGACACTTTTCTGATCAACTTCAATACCAAATGCAACCGCAATGTCTCTTATCGTCAATGCTATTCCCTCCTTTCTCTCATTTCCTCAGCCTTTCCATTCTGAATATCCATATCCATACGATATAAAGCATATAGCTTCAATGCCTCGTCTAAGGTGTAATATTCCTTCAACTCAAACATTGAAGCTAATTTAGCTTTAATCAGTATGTACATTCTTAACTCCAGCTCGGAAAATTGCGAGGTGTCAAGTTTTCCGTATTTTACAATATCTTCCTCATCTTCTTCGCTATAGACTCGCCTACTTTCCCAGATGGGCCGGCGAGTCTCTTGAAAAAACCATTGAAGTTCAAACGGATAACATAAAAAGCGAGAATGAACATGTCCTGTACATCCCCGCAAAAAATCTCATTTACGATATCCATATCAAGTATTTCCTGTGAATACTCTCCTGTCTCCACATCGTCCTCATCCATTACAGGAAGTTCAACGACTACATTCTTATGAGTAATGAGCAATTTTTTCATCATCGATTCAACTTTGCTACCAGAAAACCCTTCCATACTCTTTGAAATGGAAGCGGCCGCATCATTTACATCAATGTCCATCAAATCTCCATCTTCTCCATCGCTTTCATTGTCGCTATTGCCTACAAGCGGCATAAGTGCTGCAAGAACCGGGGTAAGCAACGAAGCTAAATCTCCCGTAAGGTTTGCGGCAACCATAGCTGGAAAAGGTCTTATATAAAAATTCAGACCTCCAATCGTTTCCTTCTTTGGTTCAAGCTGCTTTAATCGTGCCATATTTTACCTCCTAACTTTCTACACCATCAGCTACTACAATCTCCCACTCGCGATTGTTCTGTGCTTTTCCGTAAGTTTTGCTTGCGGGCTTAGTAATCCAGCCTGTAGATGCGCTGAATTTCTCATTGCCAACAAGATCCTTCACTGTAACAGGGAAAAATCCCTTACCATTTTTCTTCATCTTCTCATACATCTTCTTGCAATATGCATTTGTTTTAGAGTTCTGAAGAACAGATACCTTTACGGTATAGATGGATGACGGATCCACACTCACGCAGACTTCACCATCTGCTCCTGCCACATAGCTGTTTCCATCGCCAGCAGGCTCAATAACAATAAAGCTGTCATCAGCAAAACCACTTGCAATATGGTTTCCGAGTGCAAGCGTTATCTTTTTCGGATTATAAGTTGTTACTCTTGGCATTAACCTTCACCTCCTTCTATGCGTACACAAGGTTGCCACTGATATTTACTACTTGGATTGCTCCTGCTAACTTGGCGGTAAACTTGCAGCCTGTCAACTGTCTGGATGCCTTTTCTGAATCACTCATACTTGAGGATGAAGGCACAGTTATTGTGTATCCCGGAATTTCATTATCATCATCGTCATACTCTGTAGGCGCAATTCCTCCGACTTTCTGCCCCACTTTTAACGATTCCTCCATCTTGCCTTCAACCGCAGTAATACCTTCATCAGTAAAAGGCACTTTCGTGTTCAACACAAGAAGATTAAATACTCTTTCCTGCATGTCATTCTTTAACCAATCTCTGAATCGAATTGTGTCAATCCATTCGTTTGCAAGCACCTTGCCGCCCATCGAGCTTGTGACGTTCTTTTTAGCATAAGTTGTAAAATATGTAATGCAGTTTTCATCGCAATATTTTTTCATAGCAGTGGATAACTTACACGGATATACAGCCGCCAGTGGTTTTAACCCCCATGTTTCGCTTCCAGGATCATATCCAAAGCACTTAGCCATCATTGCTAAAGAAATGTAATAATTTTCATCTGGATTGCTCTCAACATCTGGTACTCCACCGCCATAAACAGCAAAGCTGCGGAAGAAGTTTGTTGTGCTGACCGGTAATGTTTCTCCAATAAATGTAAATCCAAAGAGTTTGTCATTGGATTCTGTCCATTTGATAGCTTCTTCAAGGTCAGTCTTTGTGAGAAATGTCTTTGATAAGGCAATTCCATACCACCCGCCAGCTTCTTTGGCTCTATCAAGTGTTACGCTGATTTTTTCATAAGTAACAGGGTCTGTTTCCTCGCTTGTAACCTGCCTTGCAACAACATAGATAAGACTTGGTGCCGGTGACTGAGAAAATGCCACACTCGCCATAATGTATGCCTGTGATTCTGTTGAAAATCCATAATCCACAAGCTCAGATGCCTGTGAAATACTAACGACCTTTGTTCCAATATTATCTGTAGATTTCTTTCCTGTTTCCGGACCTTCGACAACAAGGAGCACATTGCTAAAGCTCTCATCGCTTGAACCGGGAGTAGAAATTGCAATATCCACCTTGACAATATCATTAAGATTATTTCTAATCGCCATTGTCTGTTTCCTCCTGTATTTTTATTTCTTCTATTGCATAGGTTTCTACCTCTGCAAATTCTTTCATTCCTCCACCGCTCGGATTTGGAACTGCTTTGCTTTCCAAAACTCCATATTTTCCATCTGCTAATCCGACATACGATACCGTAAATTCGCACATTGAACGATAATTAAATTTCGTGTCTCCAATCAGCTCTGACAAATCCCGTATTGGTGGATTCATAACAATAGTTACATCTTTTTTTGCCAGCTCTTCTGTTATTCCGTCCGAATCAAGAAATCTGATAAACTCTTCCAAGTCCTCAACTGCAGTATTTTCATAGTAGTTGCTGTTTCCAGCTTTAACTTCTCTTCCCACAGTGTACAAATTGATTTCGAAAATGAAATCATAATTGAAATATCTATGTTCTCTTTCATCGTCTGACAAAGGAAAAGCTGACCTATTCAAATTGCTATATCCAAGCGTTATATATGGCGGTTTAGGTGTTACACCTTTGGTTTTCGTCCACACCACCATCGCTCCTGGATGATATCGCTTAACAAGTTCGTAAATGAACTTCTTAACCTCCGAAAATGTCATTCTGTTTCCTCCATTTCAGAATTGCTCGGCTCTTTGTTCTCGCTGACTGGTATCAGCTTAAATGTTGATGTCCAATGCTTTAAAATTGTATTCCTGCTTAGGCGAGAAGACATACATTCAAACCATCTTCCATCATACAGAAGCTGGTCTGATCTAACACATTCTTCCTGTTTCGATGTTCTGATTGAAAAATTACCAAATGTTTTCAACATCTGTTCATCTCTGCTCCCGCCAGCTTCTATCACTTCATCATCCGACATAGTCTGCACATCAAGAACAACTTGGATGTCTTCGTATCCGGCAGTCGGATATCCATCTATAATCTGGTCTTCCCCATATCTTCTCAATGTGTATGTGTTTCCAAAGAATGGCATTAGTCAGACCCTCCTTTCTCCTGTATTACATAGTTAATTGACTGCCTCATGCGGCCTGTATCAATCAATGGCTTATCAGAACCTTTTCTTTTAATCGTTTCCGGAGAATTCGGAACAAAATCGCCATTAACAATCTCTTTCTGTATCAAGCCTTTCTGAAACACTCCTATTTTCTTTAGTACATCTTCTGCAGAGCCACCTTTTACCAGCTGCATCCTCATTGACTGCAAAAAGGCATTGATTTCAGAAGAATGAGCGTCAACACTATCTCGCAGGAATGGTCTCGACGGAATATGGACAGTTCCAAGTTCATTGAACATTGCGATATCAACCAAATCCACACCATTATCGCTACCAGCTCCCTGCTGTATGCCTATTCGTACCTCCAGTTTGTCAAGGTCCTCTAACATCTTCTGAAACTTCTTGCCATCAGCAGTAACTTTCTCTCTGACTTTAACCGCCACAGTCCACACCCGCCGACACAATTGTGACAATGCAGCGCTTTCTCAAATTAAGATACTGCATACCATACACCGTTAATCCGAATTCCGAATCCGTTGCAGTGTTTCCTGCCTGATTATTGGAAAAGGACACCGATGTCTCACCTTCCGAAACAGAAGATAAACCAATGGTGTCCCCTATCGTTCCTATGCCGATTGTCTTTCCTAAACCAGACATTTTCATTTTATGTGCCGCTAAATATGCCAAAGCCTGCGGATACAACTTTCTGAACCTCTTTTTGCTGATAAGTGGCTCTGCAAGAGATATGAAAGTCTGTACTGTATCATCTGGTACATCTGCAAACTCTCCCATGGTCTTTCTTATAATTTCAAAGGCATCCATAATGGTCACCTCCTACTTGCTGAGTTCGGCTACGATTTTCTCCTTTAGAGTATCAACGGTATCATCGTCCGTTACCTCAAGTCCCATCCCTACAGCTTTTGTAAGAAGGTCATCTTTCTTCATGGTCTTTACAGCTTTAATCTCAGCTTCCTTGGTCTTTGCTGCCTTTTCCTGCTCTGCCTTATACTTTGCAATAGCTTCCTCTTCGATACGAGCTTTTTCAAGGTCACTAATACCTGTTTTCTCCTCAGCAGAGACATTCTGGGAGTCAGCCACAATTCCTTTCTGCAGATAGTAAGAAATTACCGGATGGGTTTCCATTCCCTCCGGTAACTCTAAATCCGCTCCAGGAAGGAGTGGCTCTCCGTTGATTCCGATAATCTTTCTCGACTTATTGATAATCTTCATAATGTCATTTCCTCCTTAAATTCCGTATGCAAGAAGCATTGATAACGGATAATAAATGATAAGTCCAGCAGTTCTTGTTTCGCAAGGAATCTCTGTCTCGAGTTTCTGGACCTGCAATGGGTACTGGTAGAACGGAAGCGGAATTTCCAAACTGAACTTTTCCGGATCCTTCGTGTACATAAATGCAACATTCTTTCCTGTAGGATTGATATCAGTAGCGGAATCCTGTAACTCTGCCATGCTCTCGAAGTTCTTTAAGTATGGTGCATGGTCTTTGATAAAGCTGAGTACAGTAGTCTCCGTATCTGGAATTCTTCTTGTTGAAAGATCCATGTAAATGTACGACGGAAGAGCTAATGTATCAGGCTTTTCGATAGACATTGTAATCTTGTCAACAAACTTCTGCATGCCATTGATATCCTCAAGAATCTGATCAGCAGTCTTATGTGCCCAGTCTGTGTACTTCTTTCCATCAACTTCAACCTCGGACAAAGTGTACAGAGGAATGTCGGTACCATCAGAGAAAATGCCGACGAGATTATGTTTCTTATCGCCTGCAAAAGCAATCTTATTAACCATATAATCTGACGCTCTTCTTGCAGCTGCACCTTTTCTGGCATCAAGAGACTTTCCTGCCATTCTGGAAGCTCTCATTTCCTGCACATTGTAACCATAGCTGTCACCGACAGACTTAATAGAAGCAGTGTGGGATTCGCCCTGTACATCAACTCTAGGAAGGTCTGTGGCATAATTGTTAATGATTGCCGCCATACCGGTAATATCATAGCTGTAATATGTTGTGGTTTCTGCTCCCTCATTAACCTCAGAAGTGATAGGGAAGTAAGACAATGCAGAGAGCTCCGGATACTGCTTGTCATAAGTCTTTGTCTTTACCTGGTCAAGCTCTCTGGCAAAGAATACAGTTGCAGATTCAACACTATCAAAACGAAGCTGCTCACTTCCCGCAAGCCCCTTAACAAGGGTAGAGCCCTTTAATGCACTGTAATCATCCATGTTAAAATCTTTCATTCGTGAATACCTCCTTCTTATTTCTCCGCAGCTTTCACAACCGCACCCGGTCTGAACTCTGCGTTTGCAATGCCATTATCAGTTTCTCCAAGGAAAATAGCATTTACTTCCACCTTGGTTGCTGTATCTGCAGATGTTGTGAACTTTCCTGCCTCATCACCATCCGTAATTAAGTAAACCTTCTCCTTGTATGCAGGTTTAGCTGCTGCTCCAGTCTGCACCCAAATTCTTCCAAAATGAAGGCAGCCTACTGTACGCTTGCTGTTGATGGAAACATTGTTATCCATATCCTTTTCCACCATAACAGAATTGTGTACTACAACACCCTCAAAATCATCAGATGTTGCACCTGTTGCCGGAAGTTTTACGTCAGTGCCTTTATTTGTTCCAACGACAACACCAAGGCCAAAGGCAACACCATCACCTTCCGCCTGTCTTGTTGTAACATCATGGGCCGATAAATCAAACAGCCCGCCGGCCACTCCTTTAGGAAAGCCAAAGCCATAACTTGTCTGTACTGCTGTGCTCATTACTTTCTACCTCCTGTCATATTCGCAATCATTTTCTTACGAGCAGATGTTGAATTACTAACCTCTTTTGCATCCTTGCGGACCTTATCAGCTGCAATTCTCTCTCTCTGATCATTAGTGCTCTTTCTCTCATGGAATGACTGCTTTGCAATGTCATAAGCTGCATTGATATAGCTGTCACTCTTTCCATCAAGATTCATCTTCGGATTAACTGCCTTGATAATGCGTTTTCTTCCTTCTCTTACCGAAAGTTCCTCAACTCCATCAAGGTTTAATCGGTCAGCCATTCGGCACACATCAAGGCGGTCCTGAATAATTTTATCCACAGAATCCATGTTTACTCCTTTCTGTTTCTCCGGATCGCATTCTGCACCCGCTCCCTCATCATCCGAATCTGTGTTTTCGTCTGTAGGAGCAGTTTCATCTTTCTCTCCAGTATCTTCTCCTTCATCACCATTCATATCGCTCTGAGCCTGCATCTTGTCAATCTCCTGTAAGAGAGTATCAAGATCTGCTTTCTGCTCTGCAATAATATCCTCTGGCGACATACCATCACCCTCGGCATCTCTGCGGTCAATATTCTCCTTGACCTTTTCAACGGGTGTCTTTTCCGGTTCTCCATTTTCCTCCGGATTAGCCGCTGGTGTTTCCTCTGGATTTTCTCCATCAACTCCCTCACCAGTTGCCTGATTTGCGGCTTTCTGAGCCTTGAATAATGCAATAGCAGCTTCCATCTCTTCTGGTGTAAGCTCTTCGCCCTCATCAGCTCTGCGGCCTTTTGAATTAGGTTTGTACATAATTACTTTGCCTCCTTTTAAGATTTGTGTATCATCATCCTTGCCATCGATATTCAAGCGGGCAGTTTCTCCCGCTCTTGCTTCTCCGACAAGTGCAAGATGATTGATTTCGATATTTTTCTGAATACAATCGTATTTCTCTCCGTGATATACTCCCGGAGTATCATCAGTATCAAGGCTGTATCCAAGGGATAACTCTTTCAATCCGCAACTTTTCAAAGCATTTGTATCATGAATAATAATCTCACAGCGAACGCTATCTCCATCCCTGTATCCTTCACTCATAATTGTGCCTATCTGTTCTCTGCGGACATTCTCCTTATCCACTTCTCCAGCATCATGTGTAATGATGATTGGTTTGCCCTTGTAACTCTCCAACGATTTCTTGTCAAAGACATTCTCAGGCAATCGGAGTTCCCTCCGTGTGCTTCCACCATCATTCTTATACTCAAATATGCCACATGTAGTCACAATTGGGTGATCTACAAGATAGCCTTCATCTGTGTAATAAGTCTGATCCATGGAAATGCTGTCAATTCGTTTCAGCTTCACTTTCTGCACCTCCTGCTTTCTGTCACTTTTTCAATGCAACCACTTCCTTTCAAACTGGCAAATCCAGATTATCTATATCAAACACCGGAATTGCGCAACACCGGCATTGATAATCCTGTCCAGGATGGCATTTTCTGCCATTTCCTACATCTGGCGGATTGTCCCAGCTGATTATCTTTCCTTCCAGCTCTCTATGGCTTTTCCGCTCTCGTCTATCCATTACTCCAGACCATTCATACTTTGACACACCCGCATCCCTCTGTTGACTCTCTGTAATATCTGCATTAAGCTTCGCTGTCTGGTCTCTGGCTATTAGTTTTGCATGACGCTTACTCATTCCATATTGGCGCTGAATTTCTCTTACGATATTCGTTGTGGTTGAACCTTTCATATAGCTTTCATAAACCAGTTCCTTCATCCGCTCAAGAGATTGATTAGGAACCGTCTTTATTAAGTCCACATTGTCAGACACCCACTTTTCCAATATCTGTGCGTAATATTCTCCAGAATAATAGTCATCAAGCAAATCAATACCTAATGTCTTACTTACTGCTTTTTTCCATTCCCGAACTGTGAGTTTGTGATCAAGGTTGGCAATTCTATTTATCTGCCTTTTCAAATCATAAAGCCCAAAGGCACTATCAAGCTCTCTCTGAATAGCCTTAAAAAGAATTGTAAGACGGACTATTGTATTATCCAAAGCTGAAAAACGAGCTGTCCTGCGTTTCTTCTCGTTATCTTTCTTGGAATCAGTATGCAGCTGTGTACCATCATTGAGTATTTGCTTAATCTCTGGTATATACTTCATAAGCACTTCTTTCTCAATGGTCATATAGGCATTTATCAATCTTACATACTCTCTTTCTGCACTGTCAGGATACTTGGGTCTGTATTTGCATCGGATAATCTTTTTCCCCTTATTCCGCTCTTTTAATTCAGACCGCAACAGTTCTTTTCTCAATCTTTCATCCAAACTCTCACCTTCTCTCATTGCCTCTTATTCGGAAATTAGCTTATAATCGTCTATTTGACTGTTGACACTAAAAAAGCCCCATAATGCCACAATTAGCGGCACTACAGGGCAAAAGAAAAGAGCCTCACGCTCAGCAAGGCTCGTATCTTATATTCCAAGTTCATCCAAATACTCAATAATATCGGATGATGTTCTCTCTGGATTCTCTTTGATGAAATCAATGACACTTTGAATGTCCTCTTCATCCTGCTTTTTCATTGTACAGTTTATTCCATACACAAAGTCATCGTATGTGTCTGAGACATTTTCAGTCAATTCCTTCAATTCAGCTAATAACTGTTCTTTCATAGGACAACCTCCTTAATCTGTGGATTCCTTCATGTATATTTCGTAATCATCAAAGCCATGGTTTCTGAATCGATATACATAAGCTGGGCTATCTGGCTCATTTGAATGCGTCCTTATATAACAGCTCGACTTACCCTTATACTTTGCGTGATACACATTATTTATATCATGCGTCACCTTCGCCTTTTCCTTTGCAGTCATTGGCAAGGACTGGGATTTCTTTTTCTTAGAGCCACTCTTTTCATTCTTTTTTCCGCTACCCTTTGGGTATCTTCCGGAGCCAGGACCTCCATCTGCTTCCATATTACTTTGGCTCACCTCAGCTGTCAACCGAATTTCATCCAGTTGCCTTAGAAAGTCCTCAAGTGAAAGTCTAAACGGAAGGAATAAGTCCATGTCGAGAACACTTCCTACATCTTCAAAACGGGCATCTTCCATCTCTGTATTAAAGCATATTGGATTTCCATAATACTCTGTGCATAGAAAAACCTGCGAAGGACAATATTGTTCGGACATACCAGAAATCAAAGTTACTGGAATTATATTTGCTATATTGATGCCAAATTCTTCCCTTGTTTCTCTTATAGCCGCATCTTCCGGTGTTTCCCCTATTTCAATATGTCCTCCAGGTCCACACACAAGTCCATTGTCTTTCCTTGTGCCAACAAGCACTTTCCCATCTTTCACAACAATGACACCGCATCCGGTAGGAATAGTTGTATCCGTTGCTGAATCAGTTTCAGTTTCTTCCTGCTCCTTTGGTGCTTTTGTTTCTGCAGACAATGCAGTATTCGATGTTTCGGCTGATTCATTGGCATTAACCGGAGCATCATCTACCATAGCCTCCCAATCGTCTTCATCATCCAGAATATCATTAACAGTAAATTCTCCGTTCTCTGCCAATCGCTTTCTGACTTCCGAAGCATCAAGAGCCTGCATATCGACATAAACCTGTGCGGTCTGTGCCTTTGTAAGTTCAGTTGCCGCCTTCGTCTGATCAACCCCAGCCTGTTCCGCTTCACTCAGGTTCCAAAGAGGTTTAAATTTCAGTGTATAATCCGGTATTTCCTCGAACTCGCCTTTATACTTTCCGGCTATCAAGATAATATCAATCAGCACTCCAAGATTTCTTTTGAGGTTCAACTTCTGAATCTTATTCACATAGGAGTAATAGTTCTCCATATCTCCCTCTCCGGTGGAGTTTTCGCCGGCTGGTGACCTTCCAAAGAGCTTCGTCTGTGGGATGTTTGTTACTGCCGAAAGCATATTGCATGTCGCATCGATAATATCCTTTACTCCGGAAAATGTCACAGTCTTATAATCGTAATCTTCTCCGTTCGCATCAATAGCTATAGAATTGATGATGCCTTTCGCCATATCAATTATACGCAATCTTCTAAGAACAATATCCTCGCCCTCGTCTGTTTCCAGAAGATTGGCAAGGTCATTCATCTTGTAAATTGCCTGTACCGCCCTATCAAGCAGTTTAACTCCATTTCCATGTGATGTAACAGTTTCCTGCAAGGCTTTATGTATTCTCGTGTACTCCGGCATTCCAAAGAAACGATACTCGGTTCTTGAACTTGACTGCGGCAGAGTTCCATTCTTGAACAATAGGCACCTGCTTTCGTGTACACGAAACTGCTTGCCATACATTGGAGATACATCGTAGAATTCAGGCTTTCCAAATTTCGACCATTTACCGGTCTTTGGATCGTGATTATATATGCTGTTGTAATCTGGTGTAATCAAAGGTCTTTCAAACACAAGCAGTTCATCAATCCCTCTGATGTTATCCCAATCAACAGGTTCATCAATCTGTTTGCCATCATCAATAATCATAACCATAAGCGATCCGCCATAAAGTCTCGACCATTTGATAGCTGTAGAAGCTGCACCCTCAAAGTCCAACTCGTCAAGTGAATCATTTATAAATGTTTCCAGGTCAACATCATTTACACCATATTCAAATCCACTACTAACAGCATCATCAGATGGGATATCTATTATCTTAGCGAACAATCCGTTTTCCTCGTAGTTCAGTGTGAGTTCCACATCTGTTACAGGATCATCGCTCTCAAAACGATACTGCTCTGACACATCATCTTGAGTACCATACTTATTCATCAGATTCTTATATCCATCTGCTCTGCTTTCTTTCTCATTGTCCTGCATTTCCTCACCTCCTAATCTACGAGACTTCCGATATTGAATGTCTTTTTCTGGTAGCAAGACAGCGCAACCGCATCTGCTCTATCCGGGGAATCAATTCCTCGTTTCTTCATTTCCTCTTTGCTTTCAAGCAGCATCTTCCCCCTGCTCGTCAGCCTATATTTCCTGCAAGTAAACTGAGCGACAAGCTCATTGTCATTTTCCAGACTTACTTCCTCCATCATCAAGGCATCTTTCACTGTGCCCCAAAGATATGTTGTCATATTGTCGTAAATATCACAGGCTTTCTGTTTCCCATCACCAAGTGTTTCTTCCGGAACTTTACCTGCGGCATTAACCGGAACAATTACCATTCGTGTGAGCTTTTCTTCCTGCTTTACTTCCTCAAGGCGGTCTGTAACTCCGCCGCCAAGGCCGCAATCATCAATGTTAATGTATATCTTCCCTCTGTATCGTGGGAACTCTGTTATAGCTTGTCTATAGAGCTGCACAATCTTTCCAACTGTTGTCATAAGACTTTGCCCTCTGAATGATACAGGAAGCGTTATTCTTCCTCCTACGTTCTTAGCAATAACTGTTTCATCCGAGCCATATCTCGCAACATCCACACCGAATGATATTCGCTTAATAGGAACATCGTCTGGCAAATCCAACATGCAGCAATGCTCTACTATGGAAAGGGCTATAAACACATCATCTTCCTGCTTTGGAAATTCTCCGAACACACGGACAAGAACAACATTACTGTCTTTCCCGTATTTCCGTATGAGAGATTCGATATTCTGTTTGTTGGTCCTCTTGCTATCTGCCGACGATACCGTATGGCACCTGTATATTGACCTATCCACATTGAAAGCATCGTAAAATGTTCCAGATGTTCTTGTAGGGTTTCCGCACATCAGCAGCTTATTGTTTGCACCAGAAAGAGTACCGAGTATTGCTTCCATGATAGGATCTGCAACACCAGAAGCTTCATCAACAATGAACAGCATATTATCTTCGTGAAAACCTTGCATATTCTCCGGCTTTGTAGCAGTCCTAGCTACGGCAAACCAACGCTTTTCGTTGCCAACCATATAAATATAGGTCTTCGTCCATTTGAGGATGTCTGAGAGCAAAGGAGACTTGCTCATCCACTTGCTGACTTCGGACCACAATACATCGTGCAACTGCTGTTTGGTAGGAGCTGTTGCAACAATTCTTGGATAGGGATAGCAGCATAAAAACCATAGCAAAGCAACAGCTTCCATACCTGTTTTCCCAACACCCTGTCCAGACTTGATTGCAACCTTCGGGCTTTCTGCCAAATCCATCAAAGCTTGTTTTTGCCAATCATCAGGCTCAAACAGCAATACCTCTTGTGCAAATAGCACCGGATTTTTCCTGTATATTGGGATTTTCTTCTGGAAGAATTTTCTTCGTAATGTCCGTGAGTTCTTATTCATCTTCGCTCACTTCCTCTCCCAATACAGCTGCAATCCAATCATCAACCGCATCGTTGCCAGCACTTTCACTTTCAAGCCTTGCCTTTTCTATGCGATACTTGGACAACGCTTCAATAGCCTTTGTCTTTTTGCTCTGCACAGTAGAAAGTTCCTGTTCCAGCCTCGCTATGATCATATCCTTATTAGCTGTGTGTGTTGCTATATTATAGGACTTACCCGGAAGAATTTCTTTATTATCAACCTTCTCCTTCTGGCGCCTATCGTACTCTGCCTCTTCCTCTTGGTCTTTAAACGAGCGCTTTGACTCGCTTCGGTTCACATCCATTACCGCAACCTCTCCTTTTTGTTCGCGGTATTTATTGATTGCTTTAAGTATTCTTCGCTCTCTAATCGAAAAAAGCTGTATCTGTTCCATCAGTTGAAGCTCTGTATCTTCTGGAATAGACTCAAGAAGTTCCTGCTCATCTGAATCCAACGCATCCATAAATACAGGAACATAACCGCCATGCTTTGTTCTGTCTGGTGGAGGGTTTGGGTTTGGATTGCCAGAACCGCCTTTTGCATTCTGATTTTTGGGTTGACCTCCCCTCTTTTTCTTTTGCAACGTTGCATTTTTCTTCTCATTTTTTTTCGCAACGTTGCACTTGTTTTTTTTTGAGGCTTTTCCCCATCCGTACCGGTTCTTCCAGCTGCGTACTGTTCCGTCTGAAACTTCCAGTTTCTTAGCAATCTCAACCATTGCCATACCATCGTTGAATAGCTTTTCAGCTTGTGTTACTTTCTCGCTCGGTGCTCTCGGCATATCACCACCTCTCTCCTGTTCGTTTTGCAATCGTGGACGCACAAAAGGGAGGGTGTATGCCCTCCCGTGTGTCACTCTCACGAATATTTATTGTTTTAACATTAAATCTTCGTTATAAACTCTGCTTTTGAATAACCTTGATTTGGTTTAATCATCATATTCAAAAAGTCCTCTTTGGAGAAGTCCGATAATCGGAATATTTCCTCTGGTCTCATACCAAGCTGCTTACCGATTTCTTCAACAGATTTCCCCTCTCCCATAAGCTCTCTAACAATCGCTTTCATAGGTTCAAGCAAATGTGTACCTCTTGCCCTGTTGTGGGTTACAGTACCGTAAATATTACCGGCTTTATCCTTATGTTCTACAATTACAACAGGAACCTTGCCTTCAAGCATTGATTTCAGAGGTTCTTCCCCTGCAACAGTCCAACGATGAAAGCCATCAATAATCGTGAAATCTGGTCTCACGACAATCGGCAGCGTCCATCCGTTGGTTAGTATGGATTGCTTCAGCAATTCCAAGTTCTGCTTCGATACTTTATTTGGGTTGTAATCGTTTGGTTTTACTCTGTCCCTGTCTACCCATTGGAGAGTGGAAAGCGGACTACTCAATTTCTTATCCATTTGTCATGCCCTCCTTCTTTTTGGCTTCTGTAATGTATTTACCATAGATTCTCTGATATAAAGCACGATAGGAACGCAGCTTTGGATCACCAGAAATAAGTCCTTCATATATAGCCTTGCAATCCTTATTGTCCGCAATAGCAGAAACACTCATAAAGAAGTTCCTGTATCGTTCCGCAACATATCTCTTGTGCTTCGTTTGGAAATTTCCATCCATATCAGAAAACAATTCTAAAAGGGCGGCCTTATAATCTTTTTCCGTCATCCCCTTCTCATTTTGTTTTCTTGCAGCTGTGCTTCTACCGAACATCTCGCTATCCCAATACAAGGCAGCCAGATATGCGTTCGGTTCTCGCCTTACTATCCGTTCCATAAGATCCGGATAATATTCATTCATTTTGACAAGGCTTTTTGCCGTGTCAATCGAAAAGAACTGCGATACCCTCAATTGTCCTTTTCGTGTTCCTGACTGCCACAAGAACAGGTAAATCTCTGGTATGTCAACTTTTTCCCGAAGGAGGTAAAGCCATACATCATTATTGGTCCAATCATATATCGGAAATACCTGGTGTTTATTCGTCATGGTCTTTCCTGCTCTCAGCATAGTTGCAATATTCTGCAGTCTCTGTACTGATTCCGCTGTTCGGATTCCCGTAATCGTAATTCCTCCGCTGCATATTCTTGGAAGAAAATCCTGATATGCATCAATGCGAGGTCTTAACAGCGGATGGTTTCTGATCGCGAATGATGGTGGCTGTCTTACCCAAACATCTTTTTTATATCTGTCCCAACAAATAAATGTTTCATCGTTGGACAGTTCATTAAAGCAGTTGTAGTGTTTTACCTCAAGGCAATACCACTCAAACTTTGCTCCAATTAACATAAATCTTTTTCGCCATTCCCTCACCTTATCTTCCATGCAAGGGAAAATGGCTTCTTCATCTATAAATTGTACAATAAGCTGTGCCGGATTGATTTCCCCTGCCTGCACAAGCTCCATAACAAGCTGTGCCATACAAAGGCTGTCCTTACCACCGCTGAAAGACATATACACCGGCAATCCGTTTTGGAATACATTTCTTATACGGATTTTGGCGGCCTTTACAACATCTATACTGGATTCGCACCGCTTTATAGCCATATTTTCTCCCCGCATTTCGGACAGATAACAAATTTCTTTACTTCGGTGGTATCTTCACTGTCCTCTGGCATTTCCTGTTGTGGCTGAGCAATCGGCTGCGGTGCTGGTGTTGCCTGCTCCTCCTCCGCTTTTTGAATCTGCTGTTCTTTTCTCTCTCCGCTTTCTTTAATACTCTGGATTTCTTCATCATCCAAAGTGCCATACTCGGAGAGCTTTTCTGTAACATCCTCTGCCTCTGACACCATCTGCTTTAATATGTCTTCATCAAAGCCCGGGATATCAAGGTCGCCCTGCAGGTCTTCTAAAAAGCTATTGAGTGTATCGAGATTTTCAATACCTAAGCTGAAAATCTTGTTGTCTGCAATCATCAGCTTCTTTTTCTGATTTTCAGTAAGATTGTCATACTTATAAACATCAGCTGTTTCTTTTCCCATGGCAATCAATGTTTCATACAAACCATTTCCTGCCAAGATTACATTGTTTTCGTCAACAACAATCGGACGGATCTGTCCGAACATTTTGACACTTCTTTGGAACTCCTTCAGCTGTTGCTCCGTATGAATTCTGACATTCTTTTCTGGCTTCACAAGGTCCACCAGCTTCATTGTGATAATTTCCATCTTTGTATCCTCCTGTATTTTGATTGGAGGAACAAATCCGTATGATATATAAGCTATCTGCAAATAGCAAAAGACAGCACTTGCAATCCTTTGTCTGCAAATGCTGTCAAATGTCAGCAACTTATTTTATTGTCTTCAAGAATGC